GGACTGACCGAGAAGAATAGGCGCAGGTTATCGCCAGCCGCCTTCGCGACGTTCAGAAAGTCGTGCCACATGATGAACGGGTCCACCGGAACGTCGTCGACTTCGATCTCGATCGATTTCGGCTGGAACGTTCTGAATACGATCGGCACCTGACCGTCCATGAGAAGAAGCGCGATAGCTAGCAGCGTCTCCCGTTTCCCGTCCGAATGGTTTGTTGCGATGCGGGCGGTGATGAAGATCCGATACTGGTCATCATCAAAGTCGAATCGCTCTTGACCTACGATCTTCCCGATCTTGTCGAGCACGTCACCGGTCGGGTTGTTGTCCATGAGACGCCCAACGAACACGCCCCACATGGCGTTTTCTAGTTCTTGAACCTCGGACATGAACGACACAAGAAGACCGTCGATCCTCGGCTGGTTCTTGAACTGCTCGAGCAAACGCCCGCGAGCGTCTCCGATATAGTCCGAGTTTTTGACGATGTCGCTCACGTGATCACAACCGTGATTCCGCCGGTATCGAGCGTGGCCACGTGGCGAACGTCGATCGTGATGTTGGACGTGCCGCCGTTCACCGTGGCGGAAGACCAGTCAACTACGCCGGCAATGCTGAAAACGTTGTCGATCAGCCGCTTGTAATAGACCGTTACGCCTGGTTCGTAGGTGGCGTCCGCGTAGTCGGTCATGGCGAGCTTGATCGCCGATGCTGCCGGCGTCGGCATGGTCGGGTCTGTCACCACCGTAACGACCACGGTCAGCACCGTATCGGCTGGACGCGTGAAGCTGATCGGCTGCTCGTTGCCCTGCGAGTCCGTAACCACTACGGTCGTGGTCCCGTTCGTCCCGTCCCCTGCCGCCTTGTTGTTCAGGATGAGCGCGGCTAGTAGGTCGTCATCGTCTCCGGTGGCGCCTGGAGCTCGTGCCACGACCTCGATCGAATGCGGTGGTACTCCATTGGCGTCGGTAACGTCCGTGTCGTTGTAGAGCACCGTGCAGCCTGTGGTAACGACCGAGGTCGTAGGCGGCTGCATCTGTTGAATCACATCAGCTCGGATAGCGCTGGCGGTTGTGCTTCCGGCTAGGGTCAGTTCCTCCTGACGCCTCGCGCGTAAGTGCGCGTCGGTCTCGATGTCGCTACCAACGTTCCCATCGTTCGGGTTGGTGACCGAGTTCCAACCGGAGAGCGGTTGTGCGATGACGGTCAGCGTCCCTGACAACGCCTGGATGGGTCCGGTATCCTGGAAGATAAAGCTAACCGTCTCATCGCCGCCGCCAGGTGAGTCAACCTCTGTCAGGTTGTACGCCTGGTGAACCGCGTCACCGGTCAGGCTGGCGAACATGGTTCCAGGCAGCGCGTTGAACCCGGCATCTACGTTGACCGTGCAGTCGACGCATACGGTCGATGTCGCCGGATTGCGCGTGATGCCGGTGATCAGGCACAGCGACGCAAGCTGGTCCCCTGCCGCCTGGTCAGGGTCCATGCCGTTGTAGAGCGCACCAGCGAGCAGCCAAAGCTCGTACAGCGCCTCGCAATAGATCCCGTTGATGATCCCGATCAGTGCGGTCGGCTGCACGTCCAGCGACGCGCTGATCAAGGACAGTTCTTGTGTTTCGACGCTGGAAATGATCTCAGGAAGCGTCTTGACTTCGAACCCGGTGGACGTAAGACCGGCCATTAGACTGCACCAATGATGAAGGGCTGAAAGTCAACGGACCTAAGGATGGTCCCGTCAGTCAACGTGCACGCGAAGTCGAGTTGCACCGATCGATCGGTGTTCTGAACCACCGTCAACTTAGTAATCGCCTTCACTCCCGGCTGGAGTTGGATGGCGCGGCGAAAGATCCCGCTCATGACCGAAAGTGGAATGCGTTGCCCTAGGATACTTTGCCAGTACGGGATTCCCTGGTCAGGGTCTAGGAACCACTCGCCCTTGAACATCTTCAGCGAGATGAACAATCGCTGCGCTACCTCCTCGAGTAGCGTGCTCGTTAGGCGCGCGGTCCCGTTCTCGAGGTAGATGTCACCCACGTTCGGATTGTCATCGTCGGCAACCAAGGCGATCTTGATATCGGCCATCAGCGATTCGCCTTGATGACTGAGGACCCTTGCTTCCCATCTCCGGTCGCCGCCGACCACCCTTCGGAGATGAGGTTGGCCACGATGTTTGCCTTGAACGTCGCCCCGCTGTTGTCGATGGCCGTTGCTGCGCTCCCAATCGCAAAGGCGAGGGCCTTAAGGTCCGTCAGGGTTGCTACGCCGTCCGTTGCACCCGCGCCGAGGTTGACCCCTGCCGCCTTCAATTCGATCCTGCCATTGGCGCTTGAATCGCTTCCTAGAACCATGTTCGTCCCGTCGGCGTTCGACAGCTTCCCTGAATCCGGGAACACGCCTGGTATCGCGACCGCACCGTCTAGCGTGTGCATTCCGAGGTCGCCCGGGTCTCCCTGATTACCGGTCGCACGCCAGTTGCCGATGTTGCGCTGACAGATAACCAGGAGAACGAAGTCACCCGCCTGAATTGGGAACGAGAGAAAGAAAGAACCGCAGCGCGGGAAGCACACGGGAACGTCAACGAGTTTCGGTAGCTGCTCGGTCGTGTAGTTGCCTTGACCGTCGGGTAGCGAGCGGTTGAGCGCCGGGACGCATTCGATCGTCTGCTTGGACGCGTCGTAACTGGTCACCTTCGCCGGGATGGCTGTGTGAATGTCCACCTGACGACCGTCAAGCATCATCTGCATGAGCTCGGCTAGGGTGACTTCCTCGGTCGGCGTCTCGGCCATTAGGTGTACAGCCTCGCTACGCAGTCGCAGTACCATTCCTGTCCGAAAGACTGACCGCTATAGACGACCTCGGTGATCATGTAACCGCCGTTGTAGAACTCGCTCTCCAGCGTGATCTTTCGACCTGGGACCATTCCTGGAATGAGAAGCGTTTTGATTTTGATAATCCCCGGGTCCTTCGGTACTGGCTGCTTGGCAACCTTCTGCTTAGCTCCAGGCGCGAACTGTTGAGGGTTGCCGAGACTGACCGTGGAATCGATCGAAGCCTGCGGAGAACCGATCAGCCCGGTCCTCGGCGTGATCTTGATAGCTTCCTGGTCAAGCGGCGTCCCCTTCTTCAGGATTTGAAGCGCGCCGCTCTGCACCGACCACGTCAGACCGATGGACTTGATCAATCGGTCGAGCACGTCCGCCGTATTGCCCGAGGCGGTCAGCGTGTGCGGAAGCGTCGACCCGATGCCGGCGATCTGCGCGTTGGCGGTGAAGCTAGATGAGTTACCTAGGCCAATGCCCATCGAGTTGCAGCACTGGCGCAGTACGTCAGCGATGGCGGTTCCCTTGGTGAACTGCGTATTGATACGCCCCTCACGGTACGCGCGACCGCCGTCATCGCCAGCGATCGTGGTCTTCCAGTTGGTGTCCTCTTTGGTCGAGCCAACTTCGCGTAGGTCAGCACTGAAGAGCACTGACGTATTCCCCTCGTACCCTGCTTCGATCTGCACCGGAACTCCGACCAGTTTCTTTCCAGGGTTCGGGTTGTTCCGCTTCTGCAACTGCGCCATGTGGTCCCTGGACAGGTTCCATAGAACAAGCGTCGCCTTGTTCGGCTCCTTCTTCAGCGTGCGAAGGATCTTGAACTCGAGGTGCAGGTTGCTCACGTCGAGGTTATCGACCTGCACCTTCCACTCGCGCTTGAACAGGGTGTCGCTCATCCGGTGCCGCCTAGGAGCACGTCGTCGGACGTCAGGTAGGAGAGCGGCACGCGCGTACCGAGGTCGCTAGGCACCTCGATGTCTCGGTCCATTCCGGTCAGGTCAGCGCAAAACAGCATTCCGGGAGGGAGCCGAGGATCAACGAACCGGCGAAGCAACGGCACGCCGATGACCAGCCGCACCCATGGCGCGAGCATGTTTCCGCCCTGATCCGAGATGTCGAGATACCATGCGGACTCACGGACGGACCACAGGAACCTAAATGTGTACGTCAGCCCTTCAAGCTGGATCTCTTCGCTATAGAGAAGATCCGTTGTGTCGGTGTCGATCAGTTGGATGGCCATTAGTGCGCACCGAACTGACTAACGAGACCCTTGGCGAAAGACTTCAGGGAGTCTTCCTTGTGGCCTTCCGCTTTTTTGGTCGGCTTCGGTCCCCTCTTCTTCTCCTGGTGCTTCGCCGCAAGCGACTCGGTCTCGACCACGTCGACCGTCAGCACCTCCTGAAAGTCGATCGTGAACTGGATCGCGTTGCTGTTAGTCACGTTCCTAGGGACGTTCAGCGACGTGATCGCGAAGTTGTCATACCGCTGGAGCGTGGTCGCGACCGTGATCAGAGCGCCTTGCTGGTAGGCGTCAACCAGCGTGGTGTAAACGTCCTTGACTCGATCGAACGCTTCCGAGAACTGAAGCGACTTCATTTTCTGAGTCGTGACGGTTCGGTTCCCGCCTTGCTGGAATGTCTGGGACTCAATCGTGGCGTTGACGTCGCCGTCGCTCACGCGCGTAGGAGACAAGATCTCCTTGTAGATAGGCGTGTTGCTGACGAACCCTTCCACCGTCAGCCGGCGCGGCAACGGGCGGATGTTGTCGCTGATATTCGTGCCGGTCTCGACGGGATGCTCGGTGACCTGCGCGGAACCGGCGTGCATCTCGTTGACCGAGGCGTCCAGTGTTACGATGACGTGCTGATCGCCGAGGTCGAATAGGAGCGAGACCAAATCGGGAGACGATGGGCCGCTCATGGCTGGCCGCTCCGCTGAACGGTTGCCGCCGCTTCTCTGCGTTCCGCCTTGACCACCTTATGGACCCGATGGTCGATCGCTTGGCCGTCAATGTTGACGTTGACCTCTACCTTGCCGGCGTCCCCTCCTTTGCCGCCTGCTCCGCCCGCGCCGCCTGGAGCGAACAGGCGCATAGCCTGAAGGTCTTTGTCATCTAGACTGAAATCGCCGCCACGCTGCCAGTTCTGGAGTGCGTGCAAAGACGCCTTAGCGGCATCGATGGCACCACCTGCGTGGTTCTTGATCCAGACGGGCGGAAGATAGGAGAGGACGGTTTTGATCTCGTCTCCGTACTTCTTCACCCAGTCGTAAGCCTCTTTGACGGCTGCCTTGATTTCTACCCAGGCGTCACGGAGAGACTTCACCATCTCCGTACTGGCGCCCTTGCCAAACAACTCGTCGATCGCATCTCCGATCAGTGTGTCGCCGCCCTGGAAGAGGGTGATCACCTCATCAACCAGCAAGATCACGGCGGCGAGAGCGGCCGCGATAAGCAGCACCGGAGCCGCCGCGATCGCCATCTGTACAGCGAAATAGGTTGCAGCCGACCCGAGGACCACGAGCGTTGACTTGACGATGTTGGAATGGGCGACCAGATCGCGGAACGCCTTGATAATCGGCGTCACCACGCTAAGCAGCTTCGTGAAGACCGGGATCACGGTGGTGGCAACGGCTGCTTTGACGCCACGCCACACCAGCGTCATCTTCGCTTGCTGCTTCTCGAACGCCTTCCCTTGCTCGATCTGCTTCTCGCCGAACGCGCCGCCGAGTTCGTGATAGGACTCGATCAACTCGTCTATCCCTTCGGCGCCCTCCTCGAGAAACGGGATCAACTCTCTCCCGGCTCTTCCGAACAACTTTGTAGCTATCGCCGCTCTCTTATTTGGGTCCTCTGTTTTCTTAATCGCTTCCGCTACGTCTACGAAGAGTTGATCGGCTTCCTTTGCGCTACCGGAAGCGTCTTTTAGACTGATCCCAAGTTCCGAGAACGCCTTTGCGCCGTTCTTGTTTGCGGTAGCCACCTGAAGGCGGCTCATCGCATTGAGCAACTTATCTGACTCGAATCCGGCAGACTGCGCGGCGAACTGCCACGCCTGGACTTCGTCCGTGCTGATACCGATTTGAGCGGCGAGGTGCTCCACCGCGGTCATCGCATGGACTTGGCCTTCGGCGAACTCGTAGAGTTGTTCGACGGCGAACGCGGCGGCGATACCTTCGCCGATGTGCTTGACCTTCTCGCCGAACTCCGCGAGTTTGGATTCGCCCTTCTCTAACTCGTGAGTGTCGACCCCGAATCCGAAGATAGCGAGGAGCTCGCGTACCGCCCCGCCGCTGCTACCTCCTTCTCCGTGACCCATTTACTCACCTCTTTGCGTGCTGCCGGGCCATGTAGTCGTCAATTTCATCCAAGATCCGATGTGCCTCGGTGACGTCGTCGAGGCACCATTCGCGCTCGATTTCCGCCCGACTCACCTTCATCTGCGGGTGAGTCAGCAAGCGCCACATCAGCCAATCTTCGCCGGGTATGTCGAGTCCATCGTCACCGGAAGACGAGACGCGGCGATGCCGGCGCGACTCAGTAGACCTTCGAAGAAA